AAAACAGTGTATGGACTGGTTGCAGAAAGTTTCTAAAATTGTAAGTAGCCAAAATAGGCCAATAAAATGGGTAACTCCTAGTGGGTTTCCGGTTAAGCAGGGCTACACTAAATCCAAAGTGTCTAAAATTAGGACACACTTGAGTGGAGAGATATTGCACATAAACTACAAAAAACACTCTTCTATCATGGACACCAAGAAAAATGCCCTAGGAATTTCACCAAATTTTGTTCACTCACTGGACGCTAGCCTTTTACACAAAACAGTTCTTAGTTGCTGTAATGATTCTGATAAAGATATCTATGATTTCTCTATGGTTCACGACAGTTTTGGCACTCATTCAAACAAAGCAGAGGTATTAGGTAGGTGCATTAGAGAACAAGCTGTTGATTTATTTAAGGATGACCTTTTATTAGATTGGCTTAATCAACTTAAAACCCAAAACCCAGATTTAGAATTTCCTGATCCACCAACTTATGGGTCAGCGGATATATCCTTAATAAAGGACAGTCCGTACTTCTTTTCCTAAAAACGGAAAACTTAAAAATAATAACAATAAATAAAGAAAGAAAAATACAATGGCAAAAATGAAGATAACTCCAGAAGGCGTTTTTAGTTACCCGAAGTTGATAACTCCAGACACTAAGTTTAATGACGATGGTGAGTACAGTTGTAAGCTGCACGTTTCTGAAGAGGACTTTAATAAGTTCTCAAACTTGGTTCAAACGGAAGTTGACGCAATGTATGAAGCTGAGTGTGTCACTAAAAAGAAGAAACTAAAAAGAGTTTCATCTAATCCAATCCGAATTACTGAAGACGGTGATTTTGAAATATACGCAAAACAGAAAGCAAAAGTAAGGTCTGCTAAAACTGGTGAAGAGTACGAGTTCTCAGTGGCTCTTTATGACTCCAATGGAAACACTCTTTCCAAAGATCTAAAGATTGGTGGAGGAACTAAGGGGAAGTTAGGAGTAGAAGTGTTTACTTGGCATCAACCTGGAATTGGAGGATTTGGTTATTCTTTACGTCTAAGGTCTGCTCAAATTATTGATTTAGTTGAGTACAACGGTGAAGCTTCTGGAGGCTTTGAAGCTGTTAAGGGTGGATACGTTGGAGACTCGGAAAGTTTTAATGAAAGCACCGAAGAAAACCAAGAAGATACATCAACAGTCGTACCGTTCTAATTTTGAAAAACAAACCGCTCTCTCCCTGCAAAGGGGGGGAGTTGATTTTTCTTATGAGACTTTAAAGATACCATACTTTAGAAAGCAGACTTACACTCCCGATTTTATTATAGGAGATATTATTATAGAAGCTAAAGGCTACTTTAAAAGTGTAGACCGCACTAAGCATAAGCTAGTTAAATCTCAAAATCCTAGCTTAGATATAAGATTTTTGTTCATGAATGCTCACGTAAAGTTGAGTAAACGTAGCAAGACTACTTACGCTAACTGGTGTGATCAGAATGGGTTTTTGTGGTGTCATAGGAGGATTCCAGACGAATGGATACATCCTTTATAGAAACTAACCAACCATGTCCCGATTGTGGAAGCAGCGATGCTTTAGCAGTGAACGAAGACGGAAGCACTAAGTGTTTCAGTTGTGAAGCCTTTAATCCTAAAGGTGGTGGACAAGAGAAACTAAACCCTACTATGAAAAAACAGAATAACTTTGAATATTTAAAGGGGGAAGCCTCGCCCCTTCCGGCAAGAGGCATACACTTGGACACTTGTAAAAAATACAATTACAAAGTAGGCAAGAACGAAAAAGGCCAGTGGGTACACATTGCAAACTACATTGATGATGATGGCAAGATAATTGGTCAGAAGATTAGAACTGAAGGTAAAGATTTCCAGATTCGTGGAAAAATATCTCATAGGTTTTATGGTCAGCATTTGTGGAAGAATGGCGGTAACAAACTTATTGTTGTTGAGGGCGAAATAGATTGCCTAACAATGAGTCAACTTCAGGCCAACAAATACCCCTGTGTTTCCATAAGTCAAGGCGTGGCTTCGGCTAAGACTTTGTTTAAGAAAAACATTCCTTGGCTTGAGAGTTTTAAAGAAGTCATACTGATGTTTGATGAAGATGAACATGGAAGGAAAGCTGTTAAAGAGTGTGTGTCTATACTTAAACCTGGAAAAACTTTTGTTGCAAGGCTATCCGGTAAAGACCCTAACGATTTACTTATGCAGGGTAAAGGGGAAGAAGTTGTTAAGGCTATGTGGGATGCCAAAAAATGGAGTCCTGCAAATATCATAAATGGTGCAGATCTGTTTGAACGTATATCTACTATCAAAAGCAACGACTCCATCCCTTACCCTTTTCCTGGATTAAATTCTAAAACAAAGGGTCTTCGCAAAGGTGAAATTTCTCTGTTCTGTGCCGGTAGTGGTGTTGGTAAGTCACAAGTCTGTAGGCAGATTGCTCACCATTTACTGACAACTACAGACAAGAAAGTAGGATACATAGCACTGGAAGAGAACATAGAGCGATCCGGCCAAGGTATCTTAGGTTTAGAGTTAGGAAGGCTTTTGCATTTAGATCCTGTAGAGATCGATGAAAAGTATCATGAAGCCTATGACAAGACTGTAGGCTCTGGAAGGTTCTTTGTTTATGATCACTGGGGTTCGATGAACACTGAACAACTACTTAACCACATCCGTTACATGGTTCAGGCGATGGGTGTTGAGTATGTAGTGTTAGACCATATTAGTATTGTTGTTAGTGGCATGAAGGAGTCTGAAATGGGTAACGAAAGAAAAGCTATTGATGTACTGATGACTCAACTTAGAGCTTTAGTTGAAGAAAGTAACTTTGCTTTAATACTCATCAGTCACCTCAAAAGACCGGAAGGTAACAGAGGTTTTGAAGATGGATTGATGCCTAACTTATCAGCACTTAGGGGAAGCCAGAGCTTAAGTCAGTTATCGGATATCGTCTGCTCCTTGGCCAGGAATCTACAGGGAGAAGAAAAAAACATCACGAAACTATCTGTTCTTAAAAACCGTTTTTCAGGGGAGACTGGCCTAGCTTGTTCGTTAGAGTTCTGCCCCTTCACAGGAAAACTAACAGAAGTAGAAGTTAAAGGAGAATTTTAATGTGGATACTTCCAAAGCAACTATTAGACACCTTTCAATCTGCTCCGGTTACGAAGGAATTGGACTCGGCCTTAGAAGAATCTTCCCAAATATTACAGAAGTCGCTTTTCTGGAGAGGGAAGCTTATCCCTTGGGAGTCTTGGTTAAGGAAATGGAAAAAGGGCGGTTGGCTCCGGCTCCTATTTGGACGGATATTACTACCTTCCCATTCGAAGCGTTTCGAGGAAAAGCTCAAATCTGGAGCGCAGGATTTCCTTGTACCCCCTTCAGTGTTGGTGGCCTTCGCAAGTCAGACAGAGACGAACGGCACTTGTACCCCTTCATCGAAGATGGCATTAGAAAGTGCAGACCTCCCATTGTTTTCTTGGAAAATGTCGAAGGCATCATCACAACAAAAACTAGCGAAGGAGAACCTGTTCTCAAGTTTATCCTCAGAAGGTTGGAATCGTTGGGTTATATCAGTGAGGCAGGAATATTCTCAGCGTCTGAATGCGGAGGAGGACACCAGAGAAAAAGAGTATTTGTATTGGCCTACTCCTACAGCGAGGGACTGGAAGGATGGGACAGCAAAAGCTTGCAAGAATACTCCAGTCAACTCTCTTCTGGGAAGAACAATCCACCACGCAAAGTACCTGCCCCAATCAACGAACCTCAACACCTTTGGGAAAGACCAAGAACTTTACCAACTAAATCCTGCGTGGACGGAACAACTTTTAGAGTTGCCGACCGGACTGACCGAACTCGTCTCTTGGGAAACGGAGTGTTTCCGAGAACAGCAGAAAGAGCTTTTAGAATCCTCTCAAAAAAATTAACAAAAAGAATAAAGAAATGAAATATAAATACAACGTACTAATCAGCGACATAGAAACCAACGCTATAGATAACTGGCAGACACTTGAAGGTCTGAAAAAGATCCATTGCCTTACTGTTCTAGATCCGACTACTAACGATCTATACGAATTCAACACCGAAAAAGACAACGTAAGAGAAGGCTTGAGGATGCTTCAAAATTCTGAATATGTTTGCTTTCATAACGGTATAGGTTTTGATGCTCCTGCTATCCATAAACTTTACGGTATTCGACTGAACAAGTTAATTGATACAATGCTTATGGGTAAAGTATTGTTTCCTGACATATCTGATCACGACTCTAAAAGAGGAGATACTTTTCCTAAAAAACTTAGAGGATCACATTCTCTTAAGGCTTGGGGTTTACGCATAGGAGTTCACAAAGATGATCATGGCGAGAGTGAAGACTGGGAAAACTTCAGTCGTGAGATGCAGGTTTACTGTAATCAGGATGTACGCACTACATTCGCTTTATATAAGCACCTTCTTCAACATAGCGTTTCTCCAAAAGCTTTAGTGCTTGAGCATGAGTTTGCCAAGATTGTCAGGACACAAGAAATGAATGGTTTCCCTTTTGACGTAAAGAAAGCTGAAGAGCTTGCTAAAAAGTTAAGCGTAAAGTCTGCTAAGATTGAGACTAAGATGCAGGAAATCTTTGCTCCTAAAATTCAACAGATGAAGAAACCGAAAGGGTGGACTGTGGAAGTTGAAGGTTTTGAATACACTGCAAAAACAAAAATAGAACTTAAGGGGCAGTTAAAGAAAGCCGGACTAAAACAGACTATAGCCGACCTTGCAACGAAACTCGAAAACAATGTAAAGGTTATACCTTTCAACCCTAACTCGACTCAGCAGTTAGCTGAAAGATTTATGGCTGATGGATGGGTTCCTAAGTACTTCACAGAAAACGGTAAACCTATTATTGATGATAAAGTTCTTAGGTCTATAAACACACCGGAATCTCTCATGGCTGCTGAGTACAAGATGCTACGCAAACGACTATCACAACTTGCAGACGGTGGTTTTGGTTTTCTTAAAGTGGTGCAAGACAGTGGAAGGATTCATGGGTCAGTAAACACAGTCGGCACAGTCACAGCTAGGTGTACCCATAATAGCCCAAACTTGGCTCAAATACCTTCTACTAGGGTTGACTACGGTGAGGAGTTTCGTGAACTCTTTAAAGCCCCT